AACCTAACTAGTTCATACTCTTCTTTCTTATTTGTAAAACACATAACTGATACTAGTTCATCATTGTAGTATAGTCCATATCTTATACTAGCAGAAACACTTCCTTGAATATGACTAGCATCTAATAGTTTATCAGCTATTATTTTATCAACTGATTCTATTACACATTTTCTAGCGTATATTTTATTTTCTGTAATTCCACAAAAATTCAATAACATACTTGTTATTATAGGTCTTTTACACTCCCATTCTGATGAATCTATACTTATTAAACGTAATCCTTTATCCTTACATTTAACATATTTTCCATAGTGGTAGTTGTACCCTTTTGATTTTTTACTTAGTGAACCAATAAACTGATTTTCAGTATGCCATTTGATACCATTAAACTCAATTGCCAAATGTTTAGATGAGATATTAAAATCTATTTCCTGAGGGCTTAATGTATCCCAATCTGAGTGTATAAATTTAATATTGTTATCTTCTAGTAGTTTCTTTATTTCTAGTTCTTGTGTAGAGCTATAAGGATAACATACTGGACATTTGTGTACACCTGAAACAAAATCACTATAAGATCTTAAAAAACGATGATTTTCTTTTATGCATTCGACTTCTAAATCTTTTGCCCAATTTGTAGATATAGGTTTTACACCCCACTTAAGTAAATTTTCAGATTTTCTTTCAATAGTATCTTCTTCTGCACATATAGGACACCCATAATTCCTATCTACAGCTAACATTTTATCAAAATCACGAATAAAAGTATGTTGCTTTTCGTCACATTTGAATATTGTATTTTTTCCAAATGTTTTAGATATTATTTCTAGACCATAGGTTTTAGCATGATCTATCTTGTGTTCAATTTTACAGATAGGACAACTTGCATTACCCTTTTTTAAGACACTGAAATATGTAGTATATGTATGTTTGCACAATAAATTAAACACCTCAATTTTGTTAGTTAATTTAGTTAGTTGTGTTTGTTGTACTTTAGTAGTTAAATGGTGTTGTTCTAGCAATCTATTGCGCTCGTCTATTGTATTATTAAGAGTACATTTAGGACATTTTATTGAACCATTGAAATCACTAAGTTGTCTTGTAAATTTATGGTTATTTTCACACATATAGGTGTCATTTTCTATATGTGTAAAACCTAGTTTTGTAGCAATCTGCTTTTTATTGTTATCTAGTTTTATTTTATCACAATGTGGGCAAGTTCTTGAACCTAACTCAAATGTACTATATGCTCTAATAAACTCATGATTGTGTTTACATACTACTTTTAGTTTTGTTGTAAAGTTTTCAGAAGTTGGTGAAACTACAAACATACCCCATTCCCATAATTTATTTTGTTTGTCTTCAATTATACAGATTGGGCATTGTACTATTTTATTATCTTTAGTTAATTTTCTTGGAGCTCTTGAAAACGTATGGTTATTTTTACAAATAATATCAATAGGGTCATAGTTATTGATAGGTGTTTCATTTGTTGAGAATCCTAGAGATTCTATGTATTTAATTATTTTATTCATAATAGTATTATACCACAGAAATTCTTAAAAGTTGCTTAATTTAATATATGTTTATGTGAGGAAAATGAGAAAAATTGTGAGAATTGTAAGAATATTATAGGAAGAATACTCATAACCAAGAAGGTTATGAGTATAGAAGAATCTAGTTCTTGCTATTAAGCAAGAACAGTAGAACCTAAGTTAACTGCAAATGTACGAACATATGTTTCAGGATTAAGTGGGTTATTTACAATAGCATAACGTGAAGATAGGATCAAGTTTGGTTGACCACTTTCAACATCAACAGTTTTTGTAAAAGATGCGCCAACATACGGAGCGAAAAATACACCTGCATCTTTATTACCAGCACCTTTGTAACTTACAGTTACATAGTCAGAAGCAGCAAAGTTATCAACAACAACTTTATATTTACCATCAAAAGTACCAACATTAGCAGGTGACATACCAGATGTTGAAGCATTAACAGTAGATGCAGTAGAAGCAGTTATAAAAGTACCAACTTGCTCAAGCATAACAGCTACTTTAGGAGATACAGTAAGAACATTACCAGCACCACGTCTAGTTAATTGACCAATAGTACGAGACTCGTTAGAAATTTTAATTCCAAGTGAACGATATTTTTCAATTTCCCAACGACCTTGGTAACTGTTTATAACAGCATCAGGAGTAACAGTAGCAACATTGTTAACAGCAGCGATAATCTCGCGGTCCATTTCTAGTTGTAGCTCAATACCCATAAGGTCCATTAATTCTTGTTCAGCATCAATATTATGCATCTTTTTCAAGTCTGCAAATAATTCCATTGTATAACGGCCTTTTAATTTACGTGATTGAGCTTCAGCCATTGCACGAGTAATATCAAAACCGATTTCTTTCATACTTGTACCAAGTGCTTCAGCAGTTGCAGTAGCATAAGGGCCAGTATAATTTTTAAGAACTTTCTGGAATCCAGCTTCATTAGAATAAGTTGCAACAATTGAAGTTGCAGTTGCTACGAAAGAAGAAGTGTTATCAACATTATTAAGAGCAGCAAAAGTACCAGAAACTACATCAATAAGAATGTTATTACCTTCAACATATACAATTGTACCAACACCAGCATTAGCAGTTGAAGAAACAGAACCACCAACAGTAAAACCAGTTGCGTCAGCAAGAGTAAGAATCATTCCAGTTTTAGTTGGAGAAATACCATTAGTGCTATTACCAGTATAACGTGAAGTCATAGCATATAAGTAACCAGTAGGCATACTTAATGGTTGAACACCAGCAAGTGTATGAGCAATCAATTGTGGATAGATACGGCGAATCATTGGAACCAAAATTGGAGTAAATGATGCGATATCACCAGACAGAGTACCCTCATTAATTAAACGAGCAACTTCTTCAGTTTGGTTCTCAAGAAGTTGAGCCATAATTCCACGATCAGTATTATTAGAGATTGGAGCGTATTTTGCGCTATCTAATTCAGCTTTAAATTTTTCAGTAAGTAACATATTTTTCCCCTTAATATTTAACTATATTTATTTATATTTTTTTGTACTATTTTCTAGTTTCTTAGAAAAAACGTTTGTGTGATGTTTTAACATCAGTTTCATCTAATCTATCTAACGGTTTTCTAAAGTTTTCGTTAAGCTCGTCTTTTTTACCATGTACAGTTTCAACAATAGTAGCTAATTTAGCTTCATATGCATCAACATTACCAGTAAAAATAACCATTTCTGACAATTTTTCAAACATATCTTTTTGTGCAAGATTCATATCTGCAGATACTTTAGCAATAGTTGATTCAACAATTTTATTGTTAAGTTGTGCTTTTAGATCAGCATTTTCTTTAATAACTTTATCAAGAGTTTTGTTTAATTTTTCAATTTCACTAACAGATGAATTTTCGTCTTTTGCTTCAACAATCTGACTTAACGATACGCCAGTAGTAACAAGTAATGAATCAAAACCTTCTAACACAGCTTTCATTTTTGATGTTTGAACAGCATTATCAATAGCGATAGTATTTTCAGCTACAAATTCTTCTACAACTACATCTAAGTATGAACCTAGAGTATTAGTAAGTTCTTCTTTAACATATTCTGCATACTCAGAAGCTTTTGCTTCCATTTCTTCTTGAACATATTCAGCGTAAGTAGAAGCTTTTGATTCAACAAGTTGAAGTTTTTCTTCATAATCACTTTCAATAGCATTAATTTTAGACTCATACAATTCCTGAATTTTACTAGTAAGTTCAGGAGTGAATACAGATTCGTCTAAAGTTTTTAACAACTTATCCATTTAATATACCTCCGTTTGTATAATAATATTTATAGATACTATATAAGATGTTATATAGTATCTACCCTTCTTTAGTTAGTTTTTATTGTTCTCTATAATTACTATCTATTCTGTAGTATAACTTGATAAGCGTTCATTGTATACTTTCTTCATAACCTGTAAATCAAGTAACCTTTTAGTATCTCCTTGATTACGTAAAGTATTTATCAATTTAGCAACAGTTAATGTTTTATCAGTACCAGTCATTTTTCCAAGAATAGTAATAACATCACTAATTTTTAGTTTTTTAATTTCAGTATTTAATCTATCATTAGCAATAGTATCAGCATCAGCACCATCAGCACCATTTTCACCATCACCATTAGTACTTAATATTGCTTCAATTTTTTCTAAAATTATTTTGTTTATTTTTTCACGACTTTCAGTTAAACATGTATCTTTGCCACATATTCTAACAATCTTATCATCAACTATATCAAAACTTTCAGTCATTAAAATGCCATTTTGTATTTTGTTTATGCCTTCTGTAAGTCCAGTAGTGTTAGCATTGTAATCTGATGGTTGAGCAACACAATCATAAGTAATTAACTTAAATGCTTCTACTACTCCATCTTTACCTACACTACCTACACCACGAGAAGAAACACCAATTTTAATACCTTCATCAATTAAATTTTTAAGTTGATTAGCTTTTGGGTTATTAAGTAGTTTAGCTTTACCATTAACCTTGTTTCCTTCAACTGTTAGTTTAACAATTTTTGATACCGCACTTAGTGGGTCAACAAAAGTCCTCTCAGGGTGTTCATATTCCATTAATGTGTTAATAGTATTTTCGTTAATTTCCTTTTGGTACTTAGATACTTCAGTTTCCCATATGTGTCTTGGGTATGTACGCCCATTACGATTCTTTTCTCCAATAGTAGAGAAAGTACCAGTAATATAATAAGTCTTTGTTGATTTTCCAGTTGATTCGTTTAAATCTTCTTCTATTTCACCATTAACTTCATTATATTCATATATTAATTTCATATTAAATACTCCTTTATTTTAATTTTTAGTTAGCTATCTCTTAGTCTTGACTTCTAGGACTAGACACACTCTTATATGCTTGTTCTGCGTCTTTATAACGTTTAGCTTCAACCTTTTTACTGCTAATAAATGGGTCCAAATTAAGTTTTTGACTTAATTCAGATTTAACAGCAGCACTAAATGCAGCAAAATCCTTGTTGTGTATATGATTTAAAGCTGTAGTTTGAATATCTTCCATAATAACCTTTCTTTTTATGTATTATATTTATGTATTATATTTATGGTTCTACTTTATTTCTTAATTAAATTCAGTAGAAGTATCTTGTGTATTATTAGTATCATCTGGCTTAGTATTAGCTGTATTATCAGTATCAGTATCATCTTCACCAGATGTATTAGAGGTATCATCTGTATTAGCTGTATCATCTGTATCAGTACCATCTTCAGCACTACCCATATTTGGGTCTCCAACAGCAGTATCACCAAGTAACTCTTCTTCCATTTCTCGTTTCATTTCAATAATTTCTTCTTCAGACATATTAAGAATATTTTTAAGAACCCAGCTTTTACTATATATATCACCAATAAATTCTTTAACTGTAGAGTAGGTCTCCAAACGTGATTTAAGTAGTTCTAAATTTTGTCTTTCCAAAAAGTTTGATTCTTTCTCCCATTGAACTGATAACAAACTCTTATACTTGTTAAAATCAGAAGATGAAAGTAATTTTTTAGATACCATATGACGTCTAAGAAGCTCAAGCAATCCATTATTAAAACGTTGTCTAATTCTATTAATAAATGCAAAGAAACGAATCTCATCATTTTCTATTTGTGTACCACTATAATCAAATGTATTACCTTTATCACTTCCTGGAATACGACCTAGTGGTACTTTTAGTGATGCATATAATTTCTTTTGAAAATATTCTATATCACCAGTTTCACCAAGATTTCCTGATTCATCTAGTACATCTACACTTGTACCTTTACCACCACGATTAGGGAAAAAATAATCTTCTACAATAGATGCAATATTAGAAGAGTTACTAATAGTACCATTTTCTACATCATAATATTTTTTATATTTAAACTTATCTTGTATTTCTTTAACTGCTTGCATAGCTTTACCGTATGGTAAATCACCAACATC